CAAAATATATCAGTAGAGACCTGTGCTAAATTAGATGGATTGATTGAGTAATGACTAACGTCGATATCAAAGACATGGAATATAAAATATATGATCGTGTTTATACAAACGACTATTATGAACTTGTCTTTGAAAATGAAGTTGGTCGTTATGTTTTTTATCATCGTCAAGATTGTTGTGAGCGAGTTTACATTGAAGAAATTGTCGGTGATTTAAACGATTTGGCAGGTCACCCACTATTTCTTGCAGAAGAAGTAAGTGGATATATTGGTCCAGAACCAGATTCTGCTGAATCATATACTTGGACATTTTATAAGTTTGCAACACCAATGGGGCATGTGACTGTTCGTTGGCTTGGTGTAAGCAATGGATATTATGGTGAGCGTGTAGATTTAGAATATGAACCAAAAATTAATGGTCGTTATGTTAGTGCCGATGATGAATTAACTGTTCCTGAATGGGAAGAGCACTTATTAGGTGATGAACAATGATATTTTTAAATTTTCGTATTCAAAATCCATTCCATAATGATTGGGCAAAACTACGTGATTGGTTTTGGTGGGATAGAAAATTAACCAAGCATAAAAACTTTGAAATTCAACTTGGGCATTTTCATAATTTACCTACACTATTCAGCTTTGAGGTCGATACTCGTTGGCGGGGCCATGATCATGCAGGACCAAGTTTTGACTTGACAATATTATGGTTCTATGTTATGGTAAAAATATACGATAATCGTCATTGGGATTATAGCGAAAACAAGTGGGAAGTATACGATGAAATTGATATCACGAAAAAATAATATTTTTCACATTGAGTTTCCAAATAGAAAAGAACTAACGTTCACTATGGGACGTGTTGGCGAATACTATGAGAGTGGTCATAAAAATCTTCGCAACAAAATCTTTACGCTAGAAGACTTTCTTGACACGTTCATGAATGACAAAGGTGAAGTAAATTATTTCGACGGCTGGAGCGGATATAATATTCCAAGTCACAAGTTTTATGAGTTCTATAGCAGGTTCAAAGATTTAACATCACGTGAGTCTAAGATGTATAATCTTATAGACAAGCACAGTGAGGGCATTGATAAGTTTTATATTATTGCAACCATGGCTGGTGATAACTTGACTATTACTCACGAAGTTGCACATGCGCTGTATTATCTTAACCCACAATATAAACGTCGTGCTGATAAACTTGTAAAAGCACTAGATGCTGACCTACATAAAAAACTCGTTGATCGTATGCTTGAGTGGGGATATGGTCGTGCGGTGTTGGTCGATGAAGTAAATGCGTATATGGCAACGTCTCCTGCGTCATACATGCGTAAGCGATTTGGTTTGAGTGGCATTACAAAAGAAATGAAACCTTTTACCACCTTACTAAATGAGTATATGGAGTTAATCTAATGTCAGGTTGGACAGCATGGTTAATAGTGGCCGCACTAATTACACTACTTTTTTGGAGCATACACAAATGAAGAAATATCTTACTATCGCAGCAGTGATCCTTGGGGTTACCGCTGCACATGCAGAGGCACCTGCAACATTTACCTGTGCTTATCAAAACGGTGATATGTTTACCGTTGTGGGAAGTGGTGGTGTTACACTAATTCAGTGGGGAAATAACCCATTTCACGACGCAAAAAGTGAATGGAATGAACCGTTTCTGTATGTTAGTGAAACCGCCGAGCATGGCACATTTGCAATGCGTTGGAATGTAAAAACTGGCGAGGCCGATGGTTGGACCAAGTTTGATAACGGTGAAACACGTGGTGGTCCACTGTTTTGTAGGTTCAAATAATACTCAAGGGTTAAATACCCTTGATGTTTGCTAAAAAAACAAAAAATTATGTAGTATATGATGTTGTAATGAGTGGTGTTCCCACACATTACGACATTTTATTTTCTATGCTAGATTCTATAGATTTATCTGGTAAGTTATTATTTGTATTGAGTGTTAGGCACGTTGACTATTTTACTCGTTGCGAATCAAAAACATTGCGACTCATTAATGCTGCAAAAAAAATTGCACAAAATAATAATCTGACATTTCACTTAGTGTTTGAAGAATTATACGAGGCACCAAGCTATCGTTACAATCTTATAAATTATGTTAATGACATTTCAGAACAGTGCCATATTCCAACCACCGATATGATAATTTGGGCAGGTGGATTACATCAATTTGGTGATCCCGTAAAATACGCAGTTAGCTATGAAATGGCTGGTATTGGTCCACTTGATGTTAGTAAATGCGATCTTGATCCATATCATCATTACATTAGTTTAGCTAAGATTGCAAAACCACATCGTATACATTCAACAGTTGAAATGTTAGATCGTGGACTTAAGTTTAACGGATACATGAGCCTTGGTTGTGGATATTATAGTGATAGTTCAGAGAACAATTTTGATCTAGTTCCAGAACGATACAGAGATTTAATGCCACTTGTTCTAGATACTGAATTAGTTGGGTTAACACACGATGCAGAGTTTTCAAATGAAGATGAACGCATATCCCGTGCTTTTATTAATGTAGTTCAAGAAACTAGTTATGATCATGGAATACATAATGGTAGATGGAACTTACCATTTATCACTGAAAAAACAATAAAGCCATTTGCATGGGGGCAAGTTCCTATTTTCATAGCACCACGTTATACAGTAAAATATATTAGAGAACTTGGATATGATGTATTTGATGACCTAATAGATCACAGCTACGATGAAGAGTCAGATGGCATGTGGCGTATAAACAAAGCTATTACACAGCTTGAAAAGATATGCCGAATGGATATGGGCAGTCTTATACAGTACAAACGTGACAATATAAACAGATTTTATAAAAATAGAAAGAGATTAAGAACTTTTGATTCACGAACCCTAACCATAAAAAATCTTATAGAGGTGTTAACATGAACTTTCGTGGGGCACGAGCAATACCTGATCAAGAACAACGAACATTTGTTGAATCTTTAAATGTTAACTATTCATTGTATGACAGTTCTGTATCAGATAAGTTTATAAGTGCATTTACGCCATGGATAACAGGTGGTAGCAACAGCATCGTTGGGTTAGAAACGTTTAATAATATTAAACTTTGTCATGGCAGTGCACAGGCATTTGACCACTTCTATATAAAAAATCATACACGACGTTTTAGAACACTGACTGGTGATTTCATGTATCATCGTGCAGTTCTGAAGCATGGGTTTGAGCACTGTTATATTGAAGATGATCCACTTACATCATACGATGCAGTTATCCTAAGTTTACCATTTAGTGATTTTGGACGCACACATCACTCAACACACGATATACTTGATTGGTGTGATGAATTAAAAATACCTGTACTGATTGATATGGCTTATGTAGTCGCTGCAAAGAATATCAACATTGACTTATCTCACCCGTGTATTGATGCGGTTACATTCAGTATGAGTAAGTTCTTTTATGGTGCAGAACAACTACGAGTCGGACTACGCTATCAACGAGAAAACAGTGACGATGGTATAGATGTGTTCAATAGCGTCGGTATGAATAATAGAATAGACGTTGCTATTGCATATGAAATCATTAACAATTACGGTCCAGATTATTTGTGGAATCGTTGGGGAAATGATTATGCACGTGTTATTAAGGAATTAAACTTAACTTCAACTGATACTATATTGTTTGGACTAACAGATGATAGTCAATATAAGAGTTACAATAGAGGCAATTTTACTACGAGATTATGTATAAGTGATTTAATACCAAATGTTTGAAATAAGAAAAGAAAATTATGCAATTATTACACAAGATGACGGTTACAAAAGTAATCTATATCACCACCTTGACATCATTGACTTAACAGATAAGTTTGTATTTGTAGTTTACTTTGAAGATTTGATGCCAACGATAAACATGAATCCAGTATACCCAGATGTTAGTTGGATCATACACAACATAGACTTGTATCGGTCAATACATACTAATAAAAAGTTTATATTACTAATCGATGGTGGTTGGGAAGGTCCAACATATAAACATAATTTTAAGAAATCACTTGATAGGATTTGTGAAGAATGCAACATACAGTTATCGGATGTTGCAATATATGGTGGGTCTCATGTTCAACCCGATTGTCCTATTAGAAACGCAATTAACATTGGGATGGCGTTTAGTAACAATTGCTTTAAGAATGCAGTTGGCAGTGAACTACCAAACAAACATTTTATAAGTTTAGCACGTGTTGCAAAACCACATCGTGTGTATGCAACAGTTGAAATGCTAGATCGTGAACTAGATAGATTTGGCTATATGAGTTTAGGCAGTGGATATTATAATAATCCTGGAGAAAACTTTGACTTGAGATTAGTTCCGCCAAAATATGAACATCGTGTTCCACTTTATATAGATGGTCCTGTAATTGGTGCTGCTGATCATCAACAACATGTTGCAGTTGATAGTAGATTTACTTCGTGCTTTGTAAACTTTGCAATGGAAACTAGTTATGATGCAGAGATTAGTCCGTTTACATGGAACTCGCACATGATAAGCGAGAAGACAACCAAACCGTTTACATGGGGGCAGGTTCCTATATTTCTAACAGTCAGCAACAGAGTACAATATTTACGAGATTATGGATTTGATGTATTTGATGACATTATAGATCACGACAGTTATGATCTTGAGCAAAATCCAAAATTACGTATCGTTAAGGCAGTAGACCAACTAGAAAAAATATGCCGTTGGGATATACAGCAGTGTGTCGATTATAAAGTTAAAAATATGGATAGATTCCTAACCAATCGTGATCTTGCTGAGCATTATGAACGATATAAGAAGTCAGATATTAGCTTTGCCAACTTAAAAAGAGTGCTTGACAGCTATACATAACCTGATATAATGCTTAAATGGTTAGACGTATAGCATACAACTATAACAAGATTGAATATACGAAATACACTGTTGAAGACGGTGATGTCAATATTCATGCTTGGCTTAGTCGTAATGTTGGACCTATGAGTGCGGGAACTGCATATGGAACATCGTTAGCTGTTCGCTATGGCGAGGGTTGGCGTATGGTTACTATGTATAAGCGTAAAAACGGCAAGGTTGCCTACGGTAATTGGGTAGAGTTTGCTGATACTGTTCCTGAAGAAATTATATTATACTTCGCACTGCGATGGGGTTAAAATGAAACACGGTAGATTGTCAGAACACATCACGATTGATGAAATTGATGGACGTTGCAGGGTATATCCAGATTATACTCATCGCATTACTGTGCGTGGTTGGACACTATGCAAACGATTTCATCGTTGGGTAGAGGCTGAACTCGGCAAAGAGAATGGATATTACAGCAGCTATACGTGGAATAAGAAGTATGACCCTACCCACGTAAAGCCACGGTGGCTGTTTGAAAGAGATACGTCATCACGTTACAAATACTATATCAATGCTGATGATGCTATGTATGTTACCATAGTAAAGATGAACGATGAATGATGACAAATATTGGCAAATACATTGTGCGTAGAACCGACAGTCGGTATCGTGCACACCCACGATACCAGTATATTATTACGGCCCATGATAGTGTGGTTAGCGGTTACAATGTTGGCTATGATTTTATGGCAATGCATGACCTTGAGAGTTGGTGTAGAGATATGTGGGGGCATCCATACTGGTTAAATGATAACAGTGTTCTGGGGTCAGAATGGAACAAGCACGGTAATTGGGCACAAGAGTTTAATTACCGTTTAAAACGTTCACGTGTGTATCTGCGTAGTGAAGATGAGTTGTTACAGTTTGTGGTGCGGTGGTCATGAACAGTAATTTTCAAGTAGGTCAGGTATGGTATGATACCAAGACAAACGAAATTAAAATATGGGATGGGGATGATTGGATAATTATGAGTGTGCCATATACTCCAGACCCATATTATGTTCGTGCAAAGTTTGTCAAACGTTTTGCATTTCTACCACACAAGTGTGAATTGACAGGCCGTATTATTTGGATGGAGTGGGCAATTCGTGGAGAAGAGACAATAGGTGGATGGTCTGCTTTTATAACAGAGTATCGTTGGTTTGATGCAGGTGAACATTTGCTATGGATGTTGAAAATATCGAAATAACCAACCTTGGTTATGGGTTCTGGGTGCCTGAAATATGGGATTATATCAAAGAAGACTCAACTGCTACATGTTGGTGGAACTTTGCAACCGACGTGAGAAATACGCTCGGTTTAAGCCGCTCTGATGATATTCTTGACACATGTCTTAAAGAATACAATGCATATGTTATACGATTTAGAGATAATATAGATGATGGCTTCTGTGAATACGATCAAACATTCATAAAGTTCGATACCAAAGAAGACATGGTTATGTTTATATTACGTTGGTCATAGAATAAATAATATAATGCGTATTAGAGAAATTATTATTGAGGGTGGTTGGGATACTACCGTAACACAGAGCACCGTAATTAAGCCAGCCGTGGTTGCAACTACGTTGAGCCAAATTGATCGTTTTGTTAATGACTTCAATGTGTGGCTGTCTGATCGTGGACTAGGACCAGTTAAACTTGGTCGTCCAACAGGCAGTGCAAGTTATTATAAAAAAGATATGGCACATGATCCTGAAAAGATTTATGGCGATGTTGACTTACAGATGATTGCACCACCAATTGAAGGTGCTACACACGGTCAATACTCTGGTAAGTGGAATGCTCTTGCAGACGAATTTGTTAAGGCACGTAATCCAGATTATGTTCATCCTGCAGAAAGCAAACCTGGACATCCAATTATAAAGATTGGCGATAATGCATACGTACAGGTTGACTTTATGTGGCATACTCCAGAACTACAACAGTGGGGTGCTGCACGTGTAACACCTGAACACGGTGTTAAGGGATTGCTTATGGGTAATCTATTCAGTGTTCTCGGTGAACTTATGCATATGAGTATTCAACATGCTGGTGTTCAACTTAAGGTTCAGGATGGCAAGCGTGTGCCATTTAGTAAACAAAAGAATGTTGAAGTAAGAACCGTAACTAAAAACCCAAGAACATTCATACTTGATATATTCAATTATCAGTATAAAGAACTTATGGGCGATAATGCTCGCATTCCAAACATTGATGACCTACTAAAACACCACAGTGGTATCAACCCTGATAACGTTAAGGTAAGTGATATGGCTCAAGGCATCATTGGTTTAGCCAACAGCTTTGAAGAAAACAACATGTTTAGTCGTGGCGACCTAGCACACTACAATAATGCTACTGAGTTCTTAGATGCATTTTTACGTCGCTATGAAGAAAAAGCAATGGGCGATATTAATGCTACTAAACGTGATAAGGCTACTACTCCAGAGGCTAGAGCACGTGCTGATGCTGATAAGAAGAAAGTCCTAGATGGTTTGAAGATGGTTAAGGGCATTTTTGGGGCTTGACAAGTTCGCCATTCGGTGGTAATATACACAAATGAGCGAAATATACATTGTATCTGATACACATTTTGGGCATAGTAACATTCTGAAGTTTAAAGACTCAGGTGGTAACCCAATTCGTCCGTTTTCCTGTGTTGAGGAAATGGATGAGCATATGGTTGATGCTTGGAACCGTGTGGTTAGTCCAGATGATATTGTATACCATCTTGGCGATGTATATTTTGAAGATGGTCACAAGCACCTGTCACGCCTAAAGGGTCGTAAGCGGTTGCTACTTGGCAATCATGATAATGGTAAATCATCGTATGTCCAGTGCAACTTCCAAAAAGTGCTACTGTGGCGTATGTTCCCAGAATATAACTGCCTACTCACGCACGTGCCTGTGCATGAGAGCACATTGTTTAAGGTGAAGTATAATCTGCATGGTCACATTCACCAGAATAATAGCCCTACACCAGTGCATATCAACTGTAGCGTAGAAGTTCAAGACTATAACCCTAAACATATTTCAACATTGGTGCCAAAAGATGAATAGTCGTCAGCGTAGACAGTTTAACAGACGGTGGAAATATGTTGTTGACCTTTCACCTAAAGTAACATATTCCGATTTATACGATGATGGTGGTCCTATTGCGTGGGTGCACAATAATTATGGATATCACAAATATCAACTTGAAAATGGATATTGTTCTGTGAGATTTGATGATAAAGCGAAGGCAGTGCAGTTTGCATTGATGTGGAGTGGAACATAAAACTCGAATTAAAGTTCATGACTTAGGTCCGACTCGCTGGCATATGAGTATTTGGTTTCGCCATCCGTATAATGGACAATTTGAAGAATGGATGAAGGATAATTACCCAGACTGTTTATGCCGTTATTGTTTCAATTACGGAGACAGACCATATTATGAACTTCGTGGTGGTGATCCCGATGACCAAACAATGATTGCAATGAGGTGGGCAGAATGAAAATAGCGTGGATTGGTCTTGAAACATAAATACATGTATGAATAACACACCACATCAACCTTATACATACTTTATTGGATGGTCCAAACAAAGAAAATTTTACTATGGCGTTCGCTATGCAATAAACTGTCATCCAGAAGATTTATGGGTAAAGTATTTTACTTCATCAGTAGCTGTCCAAGAAATGAGAATAAAATATGGCGAGCCAGATATTATACAGATTAGAAAAAAATTTTCCACAAAAGAACAAGCGATTAATTGGGAAGTAAAAGTATTAAAAAGAATGAAAGTCGTATTAAGAGAAGACTTTTTAAATAAAAATGATGTTCAAGCACCACCAATTAATGATAGAATAATGTCCGATGATACTAAACAAAAAATTAGAGAAAAAATTTCGGGAACAATTAGAAGCGACGAAACAAAAAATAAAATACGAGAAGCAAGAAAAAAACAAGATATGAGTTGGAGATTAAATTTTAAACATACTCCAGAAACCATACAAAAAATAAAAGATGCCAGAGCAAAACAAGTTATTACTGACGAAACAAAAATAAAAATGTCGTTGGCACAAAGTGGAGAGAAACATTCACAATATGGAAAAAGTCGCAGTGATGAAACAAAAAATAAAATAAAAGAAAAATTAACAGGAAAAAAACAATCATTAGAAACTAAAAATAAAATATCATCTGCGTTAAGTAATAAAAAGAAAAAAGTTATCGAATGCCCGTTTTGTAAAAAAGTAGGCGGCGAACCTCAGATGAAAAGATGGCATTTTGACTTATGCAAATTTAAAGCAGAGATGATATGAAAAAAATTGCGTGGATAGGATTAGGAAAACTTGGTTTGCCATGTGCGTCAGTCATCAGTAAAAAATTTGAAGTTGTTGGATATGATATTAATATAGGCATTGAAGCACCATTCAGGATAGCAGATACGATTGAAGATTGTATAAACGGCGCAGACATAATATTTGTTGCAGTGCCTACGCCACACGCACCTGAATATAGTGGCGATAAGCCTAGCAGTCACCTAGCACCACGAGATTTTGATTATAGTATTGTAAAATCAGTTCTTACTAAGTTATCGCAGTATCGTAACAAAGACCAACACGTGGTGTTAGTCAGTACCGTGATGCCTAGAACTATACGACGTGAGTTTGCAAAGTTAATACCAGATTTAGTTTACAATCCTTCACTTATTGCCACTGGTACAGTTGCTGAAGATTTTGTTAATCCTGATATTATTATCTTAGGCAATACAGATGGCAAGAATAACCCTGCTATAGAAAAACTATTCAACATGTATGGAAACGTATGCCATCGTCAGATTAGGTATACAGTTGGAACATGGGAAGAAGCAGAGATAACAAAGATATCTTACAATGTATTCGCTACGATGAAGGTAAACTTTGTTAATACGCTTAATGATATTTCACGTGGCGTGGGGCATAGCAATATTGACGTAATTACAAATAATCTATTCGCTGCTAGCAAACGTTTACATAGCCCCGATTACATGACTAAGGCTGGTATGGGTATTGCAGGTCCATGTCACCCACGTGATATAAATGCTATGGAATGGTTAGTAGAGAATCTACATCTTGGCTATGAAACATTTGGCGAGATGATGCATGTGCGTGAGGTTCATGCAAACAATCTTGCAAGAAAATTATGTAGCTACGGAAAAGAGATTGTGATACTCGGTATTGGATTTAAGAAAAACTTACCAGATACCGATGGAAGTTATAGTTTACTAGTTGCACATTACCTAAAGAAGTTAGGGTGCACAGTTCACATTCATGATCCACTTAATTCTCAGATATATTACAGTGAAAACCCATGCGTATATCTACTATCTCAGCCACATAGTTGGATATCAGACTATGACTTTGCTGATGGTAGCACTATTGTTGACCCTTGGAGAACTGGGTTGCAAATTACAAACTGCACGGTAGTAAAATACTAATGTTACATTTTTTGTTTAGATCACAGGGAAGAAAGCAGGGTCGGTTTAACCTAACCTATAATTTATTTGAAGAGATGTATAAAGACGATAACGTTCTTTTTATTGATTTTCAAAAAGCTGATATGTTTTTTGATTTTGAAACAACAACAGATAAGATTTATTACTTTGTATCCAAAGCAGCCAAGACTAAAAAGTATTCTAGAGTTCTCCTAACTGATACTTGGGAATCTTTTAGCTATGACCTGACGATTGAAATAGCACGTAGGTTAATAGACGATGGACATTTTGGCGCAGAACAAATATCCGTAATGTTCTTCCTGTATCCGTTTAGTGAAAAATATATAAATGAGTTCAAAGATTTAGGAATAACGGCGTTATACCATGTCAATTATTTTTTTCCAAGAATCTATTTCTTTAATCAAGACGTATATAATACACCGTCCAGTGAAAGAAACTTCCTAGCATTAAACAACGTAGACACTGTTGCCAGACGGTACATGATTTCACAGCTACATGAATCTGGTATCAATAGTGGTATTAGTTGGGGTGGATCAAATGAGATTCGTGCTCCCAATGATTCATTTTTTAGAAATAAAAACTCACTGCGACTTACTAGAGATTTTAGTGAATGCTGCGATGAGGATACACTGAATCTTATTAACAAACACAGTGACTGGTTTAGTGAACCACATCGTCTAGATGAGTTTGACGATCACAGTGATGATCGTTATACTATTAACAATCCATTTCTTAAGTATCCGATTAATTTGGTTACGGAGACACGAACACAGCCTATCTATACGGACAATTTACCATTTCCACGAGACGTATATTCACGTGACTATCTACATGTTAGTGAGAAAACCGTAAAAGTTTTAATGACTGAACAGATATTCTTTCTCTATAGTAGTATGGGCATATTAAAATATTTGCAGGATTTTGGGTTTAAAACCTTTGGCGATTATATTGATGAAAGCTATGATAGTGAGCCAAATTGGACAGTTCGTGCACAAAAAATTGCAACTAATATCAAGACACTAATGAATATGCCAGAAGACCGTTGGCAAAAACTATTTGCAGCTACACGTCCTATCGTAAAACACAACCGTGAGTTTATTGAAGATTTTACACTTACTGCACGATATATTGTAAAATTATAAACTTGACAAATACCAAAAACTGTATATTATGTTAGTTAGATAGGAACGTTGACATGACACGACAGAGCAGTGAGATTATTGAAGACCTAATCAATTCATTGGAAAAAATGATTGATACACTTGATGATGAGTGGAATCATAATAAGCAGGGCGAGTGGCGTATGGCAGATAATATTCGTAAATCTGTCCTACCAGAAGTAAAATCTCAATTCAAAGCTCACCTAGACGAATACATTGATCGTAGAATCCAAACTTATTTGAAAGTAAAACAGGGAGAAGAATAATATGTTTAAAATTGAAATTAGTGACGAAACCGCCGATAGCATGTTCCGTGATATTCTTAAACAAGATTATCTTGGACTAAAGCGTGATATTAAAAATCTCAAGGAACGTGGTGATTTGCTGCCTGAGTTCGAGCGTAAAGATTTAGAGTTCAATCAACGCATAGCTGATGCTATGGAAATTGTAATGGAATATTATTTCGTTGAATCAACAATGTTGAAAATTATTCAATCTACAAATGAATAATTTTAGTCATATCTACCTAGTAGGTTGTAGTTATATGAATAGCTATGCTTCATCAGGTCCACAAGACCTGTTAAGCCAATACTTTGGTGGAGAAGTGACCGATCTGTCATGGGGTGGTAGTGGATTAGACTATCAAGAAAGAAATCTGATTGATAGAATAATATCTGACCAACCAGAGAAAGCACTTGTAATATGGGGATTAAGTTTCTGGGACAGATTTGAATTAGGGTATCGCTATTTCCAAAACGGTAATAGTAGTTTAAAATATATGCAGTTTAATTCAGGAATGATTCTTGATTCTCACACGTTTGGAGACTACTATCATAAAATCTCAAACTTGCCTGACCAACTTTTTGAACATCGGTTGTTTATTAGTGAAGCATATGTCAAGCAGAACTTACAAACACTGATAACAGTTAGTGGATGGTTACGTAGTTTAGGTCACGAATATATTATCTTTAATCAAATAGAAGACCATTATCAGTATTACCTGCGTGACCATGGTGAATATCGTGAACTGTTTAATAGCGACAGTGGGTTTGTTGATTTGGGCAATTTTGAGATGCTAGATTATTTGTACGCTAACGGGGTTCAACCAGACCCACAAGATTTAGAACAGTTTGGCGTTATAGAAGGATGTCACCCAATCATTGATGATACGCTAAAACGTGTTATGACTAATTATATAATACAATATTATGAGAAAAACCATGAAGCTACAAATTGTTAGTGATCTGCACCTAGAGTTCCGTGACCCTATCTTTATCCAGAATAGTGGCAGTGATGTGCTTATTCTTGGTGGAGATATTGTTACCGCATGGCCACTGTATCGTCATCCTCGCAGTGAACGTGGGTTGCCCAATAATGCCGAAGGTGGATTAAATGCTGCCCAATATCGTAGGTTCTTTCAACATGTAAATGACAATTGGAAGCATGTTATCTTACTAATGGGAAACCATGAGCATTATAGTGGTCGTTGGGAGTTGACCCCAAAGATTCTTCGTGAAGAAATGGAACATTATCCAAACATACATTTCTGCGACCAAGATCGTGTGGATATTGACGATGTGATTTTTTTGGGGTGTTCTCTTTGGACAAATTTTAATAATGGCGATCCTCTAACTATGTTAAGTGTCCGTGACCTTATGAATGATTATCGTGCAATTACAGAAAATCCAAAAGAGGGTTTATATCACAAACTTCGTCCTATTACAACCTTTGCAAAACATGTTAGTGACTTAGATTGGTTGCGTGTTCAACTATCACTACTAAAAGACCGCAAAGTTGTTGTATGCACACATCACCAACCAAGTTTTCAGAGTGTGCATGAAAAGTATAAATCACAAACTATCATGAACGGAGCGTTTTGTAGCAATTTGGATGATTTCATAATTGACCATCCACAAATTAAACTATGGACGGCAGGGCATATCCACAATACTATGGATTATATGATTGGTGAGACACGAATCTTTACTAATCCGTGTGGATACCCTTCAGAAAATACAGGTTGGAATCCGCAAACTACCGTTGAGGTTTAAGCCCAAGTTCCTACGCTTGTGTTACCAGTGATGCTACCAACTGGCCAAATCTGCATAAACGCACCAGCCTGAACATATGAACCAGCACCAGGCGAGTTAGTAAATCCTATTAGTGGATTGATATACCCACCTGTTGTCACATCTATATCACCATCTATAATCAGGTTATAGTATTGTGCGGCAAAACCACTTGCAGGTGAAATTGTAACAGCACTTTGGAAGTTGGCAAGTAGGTAATTGCTCATTTGATATGCTTGATTAAGTGCTTGCTGACTTGTTCCACAAGCAGGATTTACAACATATGTATGATGTTGCAGCGTTGCATTACTTTGACCTTGGAAACTACCACCCAACGCATAGTTCACCGCTGTTTGTGAGCCAGTGGTGCTCTTGTAAGCAATTGCCATAATGCGATAGATGTAACGAGTATTGCTACTAACAACAACACCATTGCCCAAAGCAAACATAGATTGTAGTGTAGATTGGTTAGCAAGCCCAACGTTTGCATTAGCAATATAAGTTTGAACGGCAGGTAAAATACCACGTTGTTTGCCAAGCGGTGTAAAATATAGACTTGTGCCATCATATTCCATATCACCAGTTGCAAGATTGACATTTGATTGCAATGTTCCAGTTTTATAATTTGATGGTGCATAAGTTGTCGTGCCAGCAGCGTGATAAATTGTGCTATTAGCAACCATAGTGATATTGCCAGCACTTATATTGCCACCATAAACTGGCATATAACCAGCAACGTTAGCATTACTATATACTGAACCTTGCAACGCAGTGATAGCACTATTAGCCGCAGTGACATTAGCATTTATGCTGCTGATTTCACCTTCTTGGTAAGATGCATTAGCGTTCCAAGCAGTGATAACATTGTTGATCTGTGTGCCAAGACTGCTGTTAGCAGCATTGATGTTAGCACGTAGCCCACTAATTTCATTTTCTTGGTAAGCGGCGTTTGCCAACCAATTAGTTGCGGCATAAGAATTAGCAGCAGCAATTGCACTATTTGCGGCAGTGATATTGGCATTTAGATTTGCGATTTCACCTTCTTGGTAAGCGGCGTTTGCAATCCAACCACTGCTGTTATAAGCATTTGCGGCAATGATAGCAGAGTTAGCAGCGGCAATATTTGCTTGTAGCGCACTAATTTCATTTTCTTGGATAGTTGCGTTAGCGTTCCAATTTGTGATAATGCTTGCAGTATTTGCTTGCCAAGCACTTGTAACTGCACTGTTAGCAGTAACGATTGCGCTATTTGCCGCTGTGATATTAGCACGAAGCGCAGCAATTTCATTTTCTTGTGTTGCAGCGTTTGCGTTCCAATTGACAATAATATTATTCAGTGATGTTGCAGTAGATGCATTAGCAGCAGTCAAACCAGCCTGAACAGAATTGATTTGGCTATCTTGATAAGCGGCATTAGCAGTCCAAGCTGCCGTAACCGCAATATTTGCATTGAGAATAGCAGCATTTGCACCACTAATATTATTATTTGCAGCATTTATATTAGCACGAAGCCCACTAATTTCATTTTCTTGGATAGTGGCATTTGCTTGCCAAGCAGAGGTTACCGCATTATTTGCAGTAATAATAGCAGCATTAGCAGCAGTGACGCTTGCATTGACATTTAAGATTGTTGCATTGGCGGCGGTGACATTTGCATTGAGTAGTGCAATTTCACCTTCTTGGTATGCGGCATTTGCTACCCAACCACTGCTATTATAAGCATTAGCGGCAATGATAGCAGCATTTGCGGCAGCAATGTTTGCGTTAAGTGCAGCAATTTCACCTTCTTGATAAGCGGCATTAGCATACCAAGATGTAGAAGCATAACTGTTAGCAGCACTGATTGCACTATTAGCGGCATTAACATTGGATTGTAGTTGTGCAAGAGTTGCATAATTGCTGTCGTTTGTAAATGTAGAAACGAGTGTAGGTTGGTTATACCATACTACACCATTAGAGTTATTATAGTTTATGCTACCAGCCGCACTTATAGAACTACGAGCACGTGCAGTTGTAAAGAATTGGTTTGTATCTTCTACAAGATTCTTGGTATTAGCATAAAGAGCAGTAGCAGTTACGCTATTCATATGCCAAGTATTGCTATCAACCCATCCAACACGGTTAGCAAGCAGCGTATTACCAACGTGGAATACAATAGATGTGCCAACTGTTTGTGTTCCAAGAGACAAATTGCCACCATTTACATATAGGTAACCAGCATTTGCTCCCATAATAGTATAATTTGGATCATTATAAACACTGCTATTGATACCCATATCAATATAGTTTGCGCCATCGGTTCCAATATCGTTTTCTGCAACATAGTCAGTAGATGCACTGCCACCCTTATAGTGGTTTGTATGAACAACTTGACTATAAGTGTTGATATTACTGTCTAATTGTAAATCACTATTAGGATAATCATAACCAATATATGCGGCACCAAAGTGACCAGCGTCAGTAAACCAACCTAATGATGCATTTACATTGCTTGCATTAATATTTCCAGTAGTAATACCAGTAGAACCGCCATCTACAAGCCAAGTATCACTCGCTTGGTCATACTTAATATATTTGCTTATACCACTTGCAACATTACCTAAAATAATACCACCACCACTTATTGCTGATAGTGTATTAGCAGTATTACCAAGATAAAGCACTGTGCCTACTGTAACAGCAGGTTGAACAGTATATGTGTTACCAAGAACAGTAAGATTACTTACAGTCAAGTTAGCAAATGTTACGTTACTATTTGTGCCGATACTTTGTGGCAGACTTAGCGTAACAACGTTGCCAACATTATTAACATTGATTTGGTTTGCTGTGCCATTAACGCCAAGAATACCAGTGCTATCTACTGTAATATCACCAGTAGCACTGCTTACATGTATACCAGCACCAGCAGTAAGGCTTGTTACATTTTGGCTTGGAATATATGCAGTTGATTGGAAACTGCCGTCACGGAATGTAATACCACGAGTTGTGCCACCACTTGCAAGTGTAATACCATTATTATCAAACTGAACTTGTTTTGCAATAGTGCTGCTACCAATTGGTGTTGTCCAAATTTCTATTTGGTTACCACGAGCACTTGTAGTTTGTGCTTCGCTTGCTACAAAATCCATACGCATTGTAGAAATTGGTGCATATGCGCCACTGCTATCAAAAGGAGTAGCACCTATACGTGAAATAATATCACCAGCAATAGTTTGTGTTGGTGCATCAACATTGCCACGTGCTTTACGTCCAATATACCCACTATAATTACTTGCACCATAACTGTCGTTATAAATGCGGCTTGGTGCCGCACTTGTGCCTGTAAGATGTATTAAAACACCAGGATTGTTAGGTGTAATAAGACTTCTGGTGCGGCTACCAATTACTTCAAGTGCAGCCTGACCTGTGCTGTTAGCAACATTACTAACAATACTTGTGAAACCTTGTGCTTGATTTATACTGAATAATTTCCAAGTGCCATCAACACTAGCAACATTAAATTGACGATTTACTGTTAAATTACCAGTAGCACCAACAGTTCCTACATAGAAGTCTTCACTTCTACTTTGTAATGCAATTGCATTACCAAATAGTGTAAACTTACCAACCGTTAGACCAGTGCCACCACCTATATAAAGATTGCCATCACGTGCGCCAATAGTTTGGTCAGTTCCAAGTGTTTCATCCAACACATAAATTGTACCAGCACCTACCCATACGTGACGCCAACGCTTTGCAGGACTACCAAGGTCATAAACATCATCTGTAAATGGTAATAAACTACTACTTGTAATAGTGCTACCACCAGTGCCAGGAACAAACGATACGTCAGTATTTGCTGCTGTGGTAATATTAAAGCCAGCATTGACAACATCACGTGTTGTGAATATAGTTGTGCCACTTGTTGGAATTGACAAATTGTTTAATGTTAGGTTTGTAATAACAACATTGGCATTGGCACCAGTTCCAATAGCCAAAACATTACTTAAATATGGAATACCTGTGCCAGTAATATGATCACCAACTTGCAATACTGGCGATGGGTTAGTAGTCATTTGATAGACTGCCCAACCAGTGCCAGCACCACTTATACCATTAGTAATGCCATAATCACCAGCATTTAAGTTATCACTGCTGCCTGTGCTATAATCAAGTGTTTGATTTAGGGTAAGATTTGCAATTGTAACTGTGATAGGTGCAGTTCCTTGCACGATACTACCAACAGGGATTTTAAGACCAGGAACACTTACATAACCACTGCCAGCAGGTGATAAAACAATATCTTGATTGTTGTTTATACCGTGAATGGTTTCATCGCTTATATAAAGATTGCCAAGATTTGCAACATTACCAACAGTTAGATTAGAGAATACTACACTGCTATTAGTATAAAGATTTTGGTTACTTAACTGTGCATTAGAATAAAGAAAACCAACATCATTGTTATAACCACTTAAATTGCGTGGTAGCGTGACAGCAGTAAGATAACCACTATCATTGGCAAAGAAACTTATATTTGTAGGAATACTTGCAGCAGTAATGTAATTTGTATCATTATTATAATAACTTAAATTATGCGGTAATGTGCTTGTAGTAAGATAAGCGGCGTCATTATAAAATGCACTAACATTGTGCGGAATACTTGCTGCTGTAATGTATGCCGAATCATTATTAAAGAAACTGATATTTTGCGGCATAGTGCTTTGTGTAATATAACCAACATCATTAGTATATGCACTTAAAACTGTTGGATATGTAAAAGAACTGCCATTACCACTTATGATAATGCCGCCAGGAGTATGACCATCGCTAACTCGCAAGGTATTGGTAATTGGATCATACCAAAGACGACCAAGTTCACCAAGTCTGGTCATACCATTGCTATTGTTATTTCTACTGGTAAATAATTCCTGAACGAAATTGGACATTGCCCATCCTTATGATTCTATATCGGTATCTTCGCTAGCCATATGAGTCACAATTGGATGAATACCAGCATTACGCTTGATAATTGACAATTCGTCTTCTGGACCTTCAACATCTTCGTCGCCAGGTTGGTTAAAGATGCTTTCTTCGCCAGCAACTTTCTTCAACAATTCTAATTTTTGTTGTAGTGGTGGAACCATAATACCGCCAGTTTCATCACTGGTATGTGTTTTTTCTGGCATTGGGTCTTGTGGTAGCACAATTTCTGGTTGTGATTGATTAGTAGCAGAAGCCATAGAATCATGACTGTCCAATACTGAAATAATTTGTCTTATCAAATCTACGGCGTTCATGGTAATTCCTTAACTGCTCTGGACAACTGCAATAGCTGTAGGCGATACATAACCAACAGCAACAACACTTACTTCTGCGACACTGGTATTAGTAATAAATGCTAGTTTATTTCCTAAACCTTCCATATTAATGTAACGTGTTGTGCCAGCAGGTATAACGTCACAATTGCCAATATAGGCAGTTGGGCTAACCCCAACAGCATAATGGACGCTTGCATTTGCGGTTACCTTTGCTTTAGTGCTTGTGATGGCACTACTTTGGCTACTTGAAGTAGTAGCGTTAATAATCTGTGCAGATGGCATCTTTTTTATCCTCTATACCAGTATTTATACGGTTATAGGCCATAATTTATTTCTTGACATATGCGATATTAGTTGTTAAATTAATAGGGTTGAAACCAATAAAGGAGACCTATGGCGACCGCTGCACAACTTAGCAAAAACAACCAAAATGCTCAGATTTGGACAAATTGGGGTATTAATACTGAAAAAACCTTTCAAACTTGCACAGAAGATGTGTTTGAAACGGTAAAACTGGCTTATCCCCAGTATAAGTTCAAGCATACCAAGATTATTACTAATAAAGAACTACTTGATAACTTGATTGAGTATGCTCCGCTTCTGTCGGAGTCTGCAGTTCACAATGGTCGCAATGGCAATAGTCGGCCTGATGGTGGGGTCATCTATGTAGAGTGCAAGGACGGCTCGTGGATGATTGTGCTTATTGGTGAAAACAAGCACCAAGCTGCCAATGGTGGAAACGCTATTGAACGAGCGTCAAAGAACATTGAGTTCTTTAAAAACATGTTAATTGAGTATGATTATCTTCCATACCATCTTAACATCAATGGTGATATTGCCATAAAGAAAGAAGATGATTCTTATGAATACGGCACACACTTTGACCGTATTACCCAAGCTGGCGGGTTTATGCCTGTAAATACAGTGCACGTTAAGAGCAACCCAGCCACACCACGCATTCGACCATTTACCGTAACGGTAAACGTTGAGTTTGATTATGCAGGTGTCAAGGATACCAGTTTGAAAATTATCGAAGAATCATTGGATTACCTCAAGCATGTTAATAAACTTTAAAGATTCATATCTTACAGAAAATATCATTACGTATATCGGAAATAAAAGAAAACTATTAATCGAAATAAGCGAAGTGGTGGATGAGATCATGGAAAAAAATCCTGATTTCACCACCTGCTTAGACGCATTTAGTGGCAGTGGAATTGTAAGCAGACTTTTACGACGTAAAGGATTTGTAGTATATGCAAATGATTTAGAAGACTATACAGTTCCTATCAATACAGCACATCTAACGCTGACTGCTGATCCACTGTCATCGGCGGATTACGCACAATTGAATGCTATTAGTTCAACATCTGCTCCATATTTCAGTAAACATTACGCACCAAAAGATACAAAAAATCCAGATTTAAAAAACGAAAGATTGTTTTATAGTCATGAAAATGCAGTCATCATTGATGGCGTATTAGAACTTATTCAAAATTGGCAACCAGATAAAAAGAACGCAGTTCTAGCTAGCTTGTTGTATAAGATGAGTAAAAATATTAATACAAGCGGTGTGATGAAGGGATTTTATAATGGGTTCGGTGGTCCAAAAGGACAGAACCTACAACGTATCTTAGGCAAGATTACTATTGATCCTCTGGATTACATTGTGCAACCAATTGGTCGAGTATTTCAATCAAAAGCAGAAGAACTTTATACAGGCACAGATTGTCCACCTGTTGATATTGCATACCTTGATCCACCATACAATAGTCACCAATACAGTTCAAACTATCATCTGCTGAATAGTGCAGTAAAGTATGATTTCTATGATCCAGGTTCAGTAACTGCTCCAAAATCAAAAGTAGGAATACGCAGAGACCATAACCGTAGTGCGTTCTGTTCTAAGGCAACAGCTAAAGATAGTTTTGTTAAGCTCTTTAATAATCTACAAGCAAAATATGTTATTATTAGTTACAACAATGAAGGTATATTATCAATTGATGAAATTAAAGATTTGCTTTCAGATGTTACTACTGAGATAACAGTATCTGCAAAGAACTATAAAAAGTTTGGTGGCGGATATGGTGGATATGAAAACACCAGTAACACA